CTACTATGGGCCGGGGTGGCGAAACTGGCAGACGCAGCGGACTTAAAATCCGCTGGCCGCGAGGCCGTGCGGGTTCGAGCCCCGCCCCCGGCACCACCGTACTTCCAAGTACTTAGTGGCTATTTCTGACCGCCTGCGCCTGCTTCGGCGCCACGCTCGCGCGATCCTCGGGATACTTACGGGACACTTCCACGCCTGGGGACGGGCTCACCAGGCGCTCCACGGCCGCCTGGAGATGGCCCGGGGCGAGGTGGGCATACCGCTGGACCATCACCAGCGTCTTCCACCCGCCCAATTCCTTGACGGTCATGAGATCCACGCCGGCCATCACCAGTCTGGAGGCGAAGGTGTGGCGGTTCGAGTGCCAGACATACCCCCGGAGGCGGGAATCGTCCTCCAGGGCCTTCCGGGCACGCTCCACGGCCTTCGGGAAGAATGAGTCCGCCTGCTTCGGCCGGGGAGAGAAGACCAGTTCGTCGGCCGCGGTGGGATCCTGGCGCCGGGTCCCGAGATCGAGGAGGACGGCGCGCACGGTGGAGTTCATCGGCACCCGTCGCGCCTCGCCATGCTTGCTCAGCGGGATGGTGATGATCCCGGTGAGGACGTCCACGTCCCGCCATCGGAGATTCATCTGCTCCGACCACCGGAGCCCGGTATTGATGCTCACGTCGAAGTGCGGCCGGTAGCTCGCGGGCAAGGCCTCCCGGATCACCGTCTCGTCCTCAGTCGTGAGGTAGGCGATGCGGGCGTTGTTCTCCTGGAAGGCCGGGACCGCCCGGACCGGGTTGGCCGTGACGTGCCCGTCGCGCACGGCGCGCTTGAAGAGGGCGCTCAGGAGCGCCCGCCACCGGTTCGTTGTGGATCGGGCGAGCCCGCGGGCGAGGAGGCCATCCCGGAAGCGCTCGATGTCGAGCGGCTTGATGGCGTCGACGGCGTGGTCGCCGAAGTGATCGATGAGGGCAGGGAAGCGCCCCGCATCGTTCTTCCTGGATCGCGGCTGGTTCACCTCCCGCCAGTCCCGGAACTGCTCCGCGTATTGGCGGAAGGCCATGCGCCGTGCTGCCTCCGACGTTGCCCGTTCGCGCTCCTGGCGCCGTTCGAGGGCCGGACACCACCCGGGCTCACTCAGGGCCCGGGCCCGCCGAGCGTTGTAGGTGGTGATGGCATCGCGCTTCACGCGCCCGACGCGTTCCTTGTGCAGGTGCTTCAAGGCGCAGGCGTAGCGGATACCCCAGATGCCGCCCCCGAGCTGGCGGACACCGCGGGGCGCCTGGTCCTTCTTCCTGAGACTCCACGGATGCTTCATGCGTTGTCCTTTCGTTGTGCATTGCTCCACTTGATGCCGCACGGGCGCGAACAGCACCGACCGGATTGGTTGCGGGTCGTATCGACAAACCACTGGCCGCACTGGCGACAGCGCCGCAGTCGAGCGCGGGTGGAATTCCTGAAGAATCGGTCAAGCTCCTGGACCGCGTAGCCGCGCTCGTGCTCGGCCGAGTCGCGCGGGGCCGTTGGGCTCGGAAAGATCATCGCCACGCCGTGCTCTCGCCACGCCGCTGGGGCCGTGGGCGCCGCCGGCAGCACGTGCATCTCGAAGTGGAACGTGCAGCCCGCGGCGAGCGCCTCGAAGAGCGTGCCGGCGCGGCCCGAGACGCCTGGATACGACACCGGCCGGTTCGCCTCGATGATCTCGGCGACCGCATCCCCCAGGGGCGCGCGCGGGCCGATCCAGCGGGTATTGAGTGACCGCGTGAGCCGGTCAAGCTCATGCGCCTCCCGGCTGATGAACCGTCCCAGCGCTTTGACTTTCTTTAGGACCCGCCGGCGCCGTCGTTTAGCCATCGCGTGATGCTTGATGAAGCTACCATACTTGCACCCATCCGTCAAGGTGCGGTATAACCCTGTAGCGGATCGAGGTACTAGAGATGGATACATCACAGAGGAGGTGGGCCAGTGGCAGACGACCGAAACCTTGACCTGCGCTCAGCCGCGGCCCGGCTTGGCGTCTCGCCGCACACATTGCGGGCCTGGAGTGTCTACCAGAACCGGCTGCCGTACCTGAAGCTGGGGCGAAAAATCGCCTTCCGGCCCGATGACATTTCCGCGTTCGAGGAGCGGTCGCTCGTCAAGGCACGGGTGAGCGCCGCGTGATGGAGAGGGCCGCGCGCCCCGGGAATGGAGCCCGGGGCGCGCATGAGTGCACCTGACGCCCGCGAGCCTATCGCGACAGGAGAGGAGTCGTCAATGGCGCGCATCAAGCTCGGAGGATCATCGTCCGGCAACTGGATCAAGTGGAACGAGACTGACGCAGGGACCGTCCTGGAGGGCACGTGGCTCGGAGCGCGGGACGGAAAGTTCGGGCCCATCGGCGAGCTGGAGACCGAGAACGGGAAGGTCGCCTTCCCCATCCCGATTGCCCTGGGCCGCCTGCTCGAAGAAGCGAAGGTCGGCGCCGTGCTCGACATCCAATACGAGGGGATGGCAAAGAACGACCGCACCGACCGCACGTACCACGCTTTCAGCGTCTTCATGGACGTCGCCGACCCCGCACCACCTGCCACCGACACCGACGTCCCGTTCTGAGATGGTAGCCGGCACCGTCGGAGCTGCCGCGTTCGTCCAGGCTCTTCACGAGGGCTGCACGGGCGTGACCGAGTACCGCATCATCAATGCCGACGGCGCCGCCACGAAGGCCTTCGGTGACCCGGAGGATGTTGTCCGCGCCCACCCCGACGAGAACGTCTTCGTCGGGGTGGCCACGCGGCAGGATCGATCCAGCGGCACCCTGGAAAACTGCCAGCACTTGCCCGCGCTGTTCTGCGACATCGACTACAAGGTCACACCCGAGGCATCGGCGCTCCAGCGGCTCGAACACTTTCCCCTGGCGCCGAGCATCATCGTGGCGAGCGGCGGTGGGGTGCACGTCTACTGGATGCTCCGCGAACCGTTTGACCTCACGGTGGAGGCGGAGCGCGACCAGGCACGGGCGCTGCTCCGCCGGCTCGCGCTGGAGCTGGGCGGGGACGTGGCCGCGGGCGAGTGTGCGCGGGTGCTCCGCGTCCCCGGCTCATGGAACGTCAAGCCGGAGTACGGGACCCCGCGGCCCGTCGTCGTCCAGCACTTCGATCCCGACCGGCGCTACAACCCGAGCGAGCTGGACGAGGTGCTCTTGCCGGAGATCACTCCCGCCGGCGCTGGCCCGTCCGCGCCGTTCATCCTGCCCGCCACGATTCCCGAAAGCGCGCCGGGGCGGAATCCCACGCTCTTCCGGTACGGGCGCAGCTTGAAGGCCTCGGGCGTCAAGCCGCTCCGCATCATCGAGGCCTTGCACCAGGTGAACCGCGAGCGCTGCATCCCGCCGCTCGCGCCTGACGAGATGGACACCATCGTCAACAGCGTGCTCGGCACGGCGGACCGGCCATCGTTCACCCAGAATGGGCACCCCGAGCGCCCGGCCCCCGCCACGGCACCGAGCATCGAGATCATCGATGCCGCGGACCTCGTGGTCCGCGAGTTCCCCGAGGAGCAGGCACTCGTGGGCGGTGGACTCATCGTCCCCCGGGCGCTGGTGGTCAACGGCGGCGCGCCCAAGCGCGGCAAGTCGCTCCTGGTGCTCAACCGCGAAATCTGCCGCGCCCTCGGGCGTCCGTTCCTGGGCTTCCCGACCACGCCAGGCCGAACCCTCTACCTCCAGGCCGAGATTCCTGAGCCGCAACTGAAAGCGCGCCTCGTGCTCATGCTCTCCAGCGCCCTCGACGCCGGCCCCATTGACGGGGAGCGCCTCCGCGGCCACCTGCTCACGGTCACACGGCGCGGGCTCTTCCTCGATGAGTCCGCCGGCTACGATGCCGTCCGCCGGCTCATCGACCAGGCCGAGCCCGACCTCCTGAGCATTGATCCGCTGGCCCGGTTCATGGTCGGCGAGGAGACCAGCGCCCGCGACGTCGGCGCCCTCATCAACAACCTCGATCGACTGATTCAGGAATACCGGATTGCCCTGGAGCTGACCCACCATGCCGGCAAGCCCACGAGCGGCGACCCCCGCCAAGGTGGGCACCGACTACGCGGCTCCAGCGCCCTCTTCGGCGCCGCCGATACCGTGACCATGCTCGACCGCACCCAGGATGGCTGGGTGCTCTCCTTCGAGTTGCGCCACGCTGAGGAACCGGCGCCCATGGTCCTGACCCGCACCCCGGCCCTCTGGTTCACTGACGCCGGGCCGCCCGAGAAGCTCCTGGCCGTGGCCCTGATCGTCAAGGACATCCCGATGCGCTGGAGCACCCTCGTCGGCGCGCTCAAGGCGGACGCGAAGGTCTCCGAGAGTACGGCCGAGCGGATGGTCCGAGACGCCAAGCAAGCGCGGCTCATCTGGCAAGACGACACTGGCCGGTACCGTCAGAACGTCGGCCACCGTCAACCTGACGCTGACGGCGAGTCAACCATCGGAAAGGATTAGGAAAAGGTGCCGTCACCCCGAAAACCACCGTCTACCGTCAAATGTGAGTCAGGGCGGCTCACCGTCAACCGTCACACCCCTGTAAGGGGTGACGGTTTGACGGTGCCGCCCCCGGACCTGACGCCTCTCCTGGTGCTGGAGGTCCAAGACCCCTCCCGGCCGGCCGTGGCGCCCGCCCGCCGGCGCCCCCGGCGGCTCAGCGCCGCGGAGCGGCTGGCAATCTCCAAGGTCATGGTGGCCTTCGATGCGGTGCTCGTCGAGGTGCGTGATCGTGCTCCCTGAGGCCTTCGAGCAGCGCCTTACCGCGCTGGACGACGACGCCGCCGGCGAGCTGGTCTGCCGGCTCTCCAGCGCGGTGATTCGCCTCCTGCGCCGGGGCATCCTTACGGCGGCCGAGGTGGACGAGTTCGTCCTCCAGGCGCTCGCCGCGATCCCGGCCTCGCGCCGCTGATGCCCAGCCTCCGCCGTCCCTGCCCCGGCCGCTGCGGGCGGCTCATCGCGAGCCCGGCCAAGCGCTGCCCCGCCTGCCAGCGCGCCCGGTACGCCGCGCGGGGCACCCGGACCGAGCGCGGGCTCGGCTGGGACTATCAGCGCCAGCGGGCGCGCATCCTGGCCACCTACAACCGAGTCTGTTGGATCTGTGGCACGTGGGGCGCCGACACCGTTGACCACGTCGTGCCGCGTGCTCGTGGTGGTGGCAACAACGAGGACAACCTCAGGCCAGCGCACGCGCGCTGCAACTACAGGCGGAGAGCATGATCGTTTTTCGATGCTGTCTAGACCAGCACCCCCTTGCTGCTCATTTTCCGATCTAAGACCCCATGCCCAAGCTGACGCGTCCCGTCCCCTTCATCCGCCCGGGAACGAAGAAAGCGCCCACGGCCTCGGCGCTGCCGGCCCTGAAGGCGCGGACCCCGTCTGGGCGCTTCCTGGAGTTCTGCCGGCGCTTCCTGGTCCACGTGAAGGGCCCGGCGACGGGGCAGCCGTTCATCCCGGCCCGCTGGCAGGTTGACCGCATCGTCAAGCCGCTGTTCGACACCCGCGTGGACGGTCGCCGGCAATACCGCGTCTGCTACCTGACGTGCCCCCGGAAGCAGGGAAAGTCGACGATCGGAGCGGCCATCGGATTATTCCTGCTCTATTGCGACGACGAAGGCGGCGCCGAGATCATCTCGGCCGCGAGTTCAGCGGACCAAGCCGCAATCATTTTCGACGTCGCCAGGTCGATGGTGGAGCGCAGCGAAGCGCTCCGCGCCATGACCATGGTCTACCGCCGCGAGCTGCGCGTGCCTGCCCTCGGGGCGAGCTACCGCGTCATCTCGGCCGAGGCGGGGACCGCCCACGGCCTCAACCTGCACGGCGCCATCATCGACGAGTTGCACGTCTGGCCGGAGCGCGACCTGTACGACGCCCTCGTGACGTCGACGGGGGCCCGGACGCAACCGCTCATCTTCATCGCGACCACGGCCGGGGACCGCGAACACTCCATCTGCGCCGAGGTCCATCGGCATGCCGAGCAGGTGCGCGACGGCCTGGTGGAGGACCCGCAATTGCTCCCGGTGATCTACGCCGCGCCCGAGGATGCGGACTGGCAGGATGCGGCCGTCTGGCGCGCCTGCAATCCCGCGCTGGGCACCTTTCGCTCGCTGGAGGAGATGCAGGCCGCGGCGCGCCAGGCGAAGGACGTGCCCGGGCGCGAGGCCAGCTTTCGGCGGTTGTATCTGAACCAATGGGGCACGGCCGCCGCGGCGCGCTGGCTGGATCTGAACGCCTGGGATGCGTGCGCCGTTGTTTCCCCCGGGGGAACAACCCGCCGCGCCATCCTCGGCCTCGACCTGTCCACCACCACCGACTTGACGGCCCTGGTGATCCTCGTGCCCGACGACGACGGCGGCTACGCCGTCCGCGCGGAGTTCTGGTGCCCGAGCGACCATATCGCGGAGCGCAGCCGGCGCGATCGGGTGCCCTACGCCCTCTGGGCCGAGCAAGGCTACCTCACGCCGACCCAGGGCAACGTGATCGACTACAGCGTCATCGAGGCCCGTCTCCACGCCCTCATGGCGGAGTACGACGTGGCCGAGCTGGGCATCGACCCGTGGAATGCCAAGGGGTTCGTGGCCAAGCTCCAGCAGGACGGCGTGCCCGCCGTCGAGGTCGCGCAGACCATGGCCAACCTCACCAGCGCCTCGAAGGAATTGGAAAAGCTCGTGCTCTCCGGGATGCTCCACCACGACGGGAATCCAGTGCTCCGGTGGTGCGTCTCGAACGCCGTGGCCGACGTTGACGGCAACGGGAACCTCAAGCCCAGCAAGAAGCGCAGTCACGAGCGCATCGACGGCGTGTCCGCCCTGGTGACCGGCCTGGCCCGGGCCCTGGTCGCATCGCCGGGCTCGGTCTACAACACCCGGGGGCCCATCCTGGTCGACTGGTAACTTGTTATTTGCAAGTCACTGGCCGTACGATAGCGGCCAACATGCCCGACGACTTCGAGATCAGGACCCTCGACGGCCTGCGCGCCGATGTCGGCGAGGGCCGGCCCCCCCGACTCGTCGGCTACGCCATCCGGACCGGCGTGCTCTCCGAGGACCTGGGCGGCTTCCGCGAGATCATCGCGCCCGAGGCCGTGCGCCGCGCCCTGGAGGCCTCCGGCGATATCGTCGCGCTCCGGAACCACGACCCCCTGCACGTGCTCGGGCGCGTGTCGGCGAAGACACTGCGCCTCGAAGCGGACACCGACGGCCTCCGCTTCGAGGTCACCCCGCCGGAGTCGGAACGCGCCCTCGTCGAATCGGTTGCCCGCGGCGACGTGACCGGCGCCAGCTTTCGGTTCACCCATGCCGTCGACGAATGGAATCTCCGCACCACCCCGCCGACGCGCACCGTCACGAGCATGCAGATTCGCGAGATTTCAGCCGGCGCCGTCTGGCCGGCCTACCCGCAAGCCCACGTTGCCGCGCTCCGGAGCCTCGATGCCGAGCGCGCGAAGGAGCCCTCGATGCCCGAGCCTGTCACCGTGCCGCCCGTCGTCGCTGACCCCATCCCGCCCGTGCCGCCCGTCGTCACCGAGCGCCGCGACGCGCCCGACGATGGCGAGGTCCGCGTGCTCGCGCCCGGTGACTCGTTCCGCTCGTGGGCAGAGGGACGCACCCGCCATCCGGCGGAGTTGGCGTCCCTGCGCCTCGGCGACGTGCTCCGCGCCCTCATCACGGGCCCGCGCAACGAGCTGGAGAAGCGCGCCCTGAGCGAGGGCACCGACTCGGCCGGCGGCTACACGGTGCCCGATATCCTGATGGCGCGCTGGATCGACCGGCTCCGGAACGCCCTGGTCATCGTCCGCGCCGGCGCCCAGACGGTGCCGTTGACGTCCGACGTCGTGAAGATCGCCCGTCTGCTCGCCGACCCCACGGCCGCGTGGCGCAGTGAAAACGCCGCGGTGGCGGAGTCGGATCCGACCTTCGAGGCGGTGACCTTCACGCCGCGCTCGCTCGACGTCTTCACCAAGGTCAGCCGCGAGCTGCTCGAAGACTCCATCAACATCGCCGAGATGCTGGAGGCCTCGCTCGTGCGGTCGTTCGCGGTGGAGGTCGACCGCGTGTGTCTCGCCGGCTCCGGCTCGGCGCCGCAACCCCGCGGGCTCCGCACCACCACCAACGTCAACGAGGTCTCGCAAGGGACCAACGGCGCCGCGCTCACCAGCTACGATCCCATTCTCGACCTGCTCGCGCTGCTCTGGGCCGACAACGTGACCGACGTCACCACGGCCATCATGGCGCCGCGCACGCTGGCCACCATCGCGAAGTTCAAGGAAGCCACCACCAACGCGCCGCTGGCCCGGCCGCCCGTGCTCGCCGGCTGGAATTTCCTGCAGACGGCCAACGTCTCCATCGCCGAGACGCAAGGCGGCGCGAGCACCGCGAGCACCCTCTACCTCGGCGACTGGTCGCAGATGCTGCTGGGGTTCCGCACCGAGATGCAAGTCGAGGTGGCCCGCGAGCTGTACCGGGGAAACTATCAGTACGGCTACTTCGGCCATCTGCGATTCGACATGCAGGTGACGCACCCCGAGTCCTTCGGGCGCCTCATCGGGATCATTCCGTGACCGCGGAGAACAAGCCGGCCCCGCCGGGGCCCCCGGCCCCGGCGCCCCCGGCGCGCCGTGTGCCCGGCCACGCGCCGACGTGCCCGTGCGAGTGGTGCGCCCCGC